TCGGGTGTCCCAACTGACTTGTACACTAGTGGGACAGCATCATCAGGATTGTTGTATGCTCAAGCAGGGGTGCAAAATCCAGCATCAGGATTCCATGATATCCTCTGGACGTACGAAAAAGATGCTCAGGTGATGTCGTGTGGGGATTCAGTTGGTGGCACAGGCGCATTTGCTGATGATTTCCTTGCTGCAGATTACCCTTTGACATTATTCGCAGATGGAGTGCCACTGACAGTTGTGAATAATATTATAGCAACGGCTAATATGTCAGAACCAGCTGCTGGTATAGTGAACTTCAACCGAACATCCGGGATGTTGAAGTTCAACTCTGCGCAGATTGGGGCTGCGATTACAGGAACAGTTGTGATGGTAACGGATCTACCAAAATAGCATAATACCATTGGATTTGGGATGATTTTCGAAAGCATGGGAATCGTTCTATAATCCAAGTGTATTGGTGGTGTGGAAACCTGTGGTGTGGGCACCTGCATCAACCAAATGCATAAATACCTGTATGTTGGAGTTGACTGACATACCGTTCCACAATATACTATACTCAACACAGTCTGGTGGAGGTCACCAGATGCAACACTAAAGTGCTTATGCACAGCCTCATGAAATACTTAGAAATAAAAATAGACATAACACAATAATAAGAACTATGGAGAAATATAAATGTCATTATCAATAGAACAACTTAGATCCGCATTCAAAAAGCAAGACACTCAAGAATCTCGTCCGAACAACTACTACCCCTTCTGGAACATGAAGGTTGGTGAACAAGCTACAATCCGATTTTTACCTGACGCTAATCCAGAAAACCCTCTAGGTTTCATGGTTGAGAAATTAATGCATACATTGGTTATTAATGGTGAAAACAAAACTGTACCTTGTCTTAAAATGTACGGTGAAGACGACTGCCCTATATGTAAAGTATCATCTGCTTACTACAAAGCTGAAGATAAAGTACAGGGCAAGAAATACTGGCGCAAGAAACAACATTTAGTGCAAGCATTGGTTGTTGAAGATCCACTTCCAGCAGATTCGGAAACTGGTGATTCACACGAAGGGAAAGTACGAGTGATCGCACTTGGATTCCAATTATATAACATCATTAAAGAGTCATTCGAAAGTGGTGAGTTGGAAGAAATCCCATACGCGTACGAAAATGGTTGCAATTTCATTATCAAGAAAACAAAACAGGGTGAGTATGATACATACGCTGTTGGTTCGAAGTTTGCTCGTAAATCATCATCTCTGGATGAAGACGAAATCGCAGCAATCGAAGAAGACCTTTTGGTTTTGGAAACATTACTTCCTGCACATCCAACATACGAAAAAGTGGAATCAATGTTAGAAGCTGATATCACTGGTGGTAGTTACGATGACGGTAGTGGTGATGAAGATGAGGAAGCACCTGCAGCAAAACCTGCTTCCAAAAACGCACCAGGTAAGAAAAAAGTAGTCGAGCAGTCTAACGACGATGAAGCGGAAGAAGCTGAACCAGCTCCGAAATCTGCACCTGCTAAGAAAAAAGCAGTGGCGGAAGACGAAGGATCAGATGACTCCGAAGAATCCGGTGAAGAGTTTAGTGACGAAGCAAGCGACATCTTAGCGAAAATCCGTAACAGACGCAAAAACGGCTAATGGATTTTCTCAAAACAGTGTCGAAAGACCTGGAGAAGTCTGGTATACAGGTGGGCTCGTCAGAGCCCCCTCGTTACTGGTTCTCTACAGGCAACTATGTTCTTAACCGCATAGTTTCAGGTAGTCTAAAGAAAGGTGTGCCACAAGGCAGAATAACAGCATTTACAGGACCGTCAGGTACCGGTAAAAGCTTTCTGGTTGGTAACGCAGTTCGAGAGGCTCAAAAAGAAGGAGCGTTTATTGTGGTGCTGGATTCCGAAAATGCACTAGATGACGGATTCATGCAGAGCATTGGAGTTGACACGGACAAAGATTATTTCTATGTCTCGGTTGATACCATACCTCAAACCAAAAAAGTCGTATCACAGATAATCAAAGGCTTCAAAAAAGATTACGGTGAGAATGAAGACGCACCAAGGATGTTGATTGTTATCGATAGTTTGGACATGTTGATGACGGAAACTGAAGAAGAAAACTTCGATAAGGGGATTTCAAAAGGTGATCAAGGTCAACGCAATAAACAGTTGAAAGCTATGTTACGTGAATTCGTGCAAGCTATCAAACGACCAAACATATCGATGGTTATAACAGCCCAAGTATACAAGAACCAAGATGTTCGTAATGGTGAAGGTACGTGGATCGTTAGTGATGCAATCAAGTTTTCTCTATCGCAGGTATTATTGCTGACAAAGCTCAAAATGCGTGACAAAGCTACCAGAGAGGTTCACGGAATCTTGATGAAAGCCGAAGGGTATAAAACTCGATTTACAAAACCGTTTCAAACGACTACTCTGGAAGTACCATACGATACTGGTATGGATCCTTATTCGGGGTTGCTGGAGGTTGCAGTTGGCATGGGATTGATTGAAAAACGTGGATCTCGTTATGCTATTACAGGTGACGAAAAAACTTGGTACTCGAAAGAGTTTCACAAGTACGCGGAGGACATCCTACAGCAAGCTGAAAGCCAGTCGGATAAATTTCTGGAAGCTGACATTGCTGATGGTGATGAGATTGTTGAGAAACAAGAAACATCAAAATCCAAAAGACAATCAAAAGCCTCAAGCGAGTAACATCAATTTGGGTGTGGCGTAAATAGTGTTATGAGAACACTAAAACGCACACCCGCTCACTTCACTATAATTGGTACACGTATCGTTGACCAATTTTTCGACACCCTCCCGTTAGCCATTCAACAGGCGTGGGAGGGATTCTTAATCAAAACCATAACAACCAAGGGCACCGCTAACAAGCACATGCCTTGGGACAAATATAATATCCGGTACGGAGCTCAACATTCTATTCCTGGATGTGTTAGTGAGTTAATTGCCATCCGCAGTATACAATTACACAACAAATCCACAGCATTCAGTTTATGCGAATCCGAATCCGAACAAAAAGGTGGGTTGGATTTCATTGATCTAGATACCAACGACACATACCAAGTGAAGTCCATAAGGACAAGACACAATCGCGTTGGGTTGGATAGTGCTGATACCGATATATCAAATCCAACAGCTGATTTTCTGGTGCTGGTCGATATCGATGATTGCGCAGTGTACTGCTTACCGAAATCAAAATTCACACAATACACAAACGAAAAGACGGAAGTCAGTTTCGGTTCCGTTACTCATGGCTACAGCTACGTTGGGTGGAATTGTGATACATCCGATTTAGCGGAACTATCCATTCTACCAACACCCACCATCCCATTCTATACAAAACCAGACATCAACGCAGTTTCAACAGACGACATCGAGTCGTTGTGGTAAGTTGCAAGATGAACTAAAATGTAGTATAATATCCCGATATAATAATTATAATAATACAGGGATATTATGAACACAAACACGTTTCTGACGGACAAGTATACCATATTCAAAGGGTATGCTGGGTCTGTTTCATATGGCACCAACCTACCAACGTCGGATGTCGACAAGCGTGGTCTATTCTGTGCTGATCCAATCAATATACAAACTCCATTTTTCCCCGTGCGTGAAGTCGACGACGGCGCTGAGGAAGATACTAAGTTGTATGAATTATCACACTTCATGAAATTATGTTTGGATTGTAACCCGAACATAATCGAGATGTTGTGGGTAGATGAAAGTGATATCATCACACGATCACCTGGATATGATCTGCTGCGAGCAAACCGAGCTGAACTACTGTCATCGAAGATTGCATTCACCACGAGCGGCTATGCCATGGCCCAGCTAAAGCGCATCAAAGGACACAACAAGTGGATCAACAATCCCCAATCCGATCAACCTCCGATGCAATGCAACTATGTGTCGTTGGTTCAGTGGTATGGTAACACAAGAGTGATGCCTAGGGATTTTGATGTTACGCGTATACGTGATAACACCAGATTGGTTCCATACGGTGGAGAGTTGTTCGGGGTATACCACAACGTCAATTGTGATGGCTTGAATACAAATCGCTCACAAATGTATTCCGACTCTGGTAGTTTGAATGTGTTGTTCGATGGTGCACGGGAATCCTTGCCACCTCCATTAGCTGTAATCAAATTCAACAAATCGGATTACTTGGTGGATAAAGAAAAGTATAAAAATTACTGGACGTGGAAGAACAACCGAAATGAAGTTAGATCTGAATTGGAGGTTGAGCATGGGTATGATACCAAACATGCAATGCATCTGGTTCGGTTGATGCGTATGGGACAAGAAGCATTGGAACACGGTCACATCCTAGTGAAGCGTCCAGATGCTCAAGAATTGTTAGACATCAGAGCTGGTAAATGGAGTTATGATGAGTTGTTGGATTATGCCGTTGCTATGGATACCGCTATACGCGACACATGGTACAAAAAAACTCAACTACCAAAAAAGCCTAACATCAAATTTGCTGCTGGCTTACTGATGGAAGTGCAGGAGTCGGTTTGGCTTGAACGTGGTGTGATAAATACAATATCAACAAAAGGAATTTAACGTATGGATATAGTGAAGATGTTTCGCTCTCGTGATGAGGTGTTTCACACTGAAACCAAAAAGATATTAGACGACATAGCTCCTGTCATTACCGGAGCTACTGATTTTATTGATGATATGTATGGTACTGATGGGCATCGAGAACTGGTGTGGGAGGGCGTCAATCTGATCGAAGGTGTTATCACATTGGTTGGAGTGGTTAGTTACTCACCAGGTACGCAATTGATGGTTGATGATGAAATGATGGATATCACGGAAGATAACCACGAATACTTCCACCAAATGATCCGAATAGGAGTTCCAATGGACATTGCTATATCAGAATCATCCGATGTTGTATACACATATCTGGTTAATCTCAATGAGAGTGAAGAACGTATAGCTGCTGAGGAACAAGCAGGTGTGCTTTCAGATTTTGACCTATCCGTCCTATCTGACGATCAACGCGAACTGTTGGAAGCTCTTCCTGAGCCACAAGGACGGGCGCATTGAGCATCATAGGACAAGTGAGTAAAAATTTGGATATATTGCCGGCTGTGTTGTCTGAATACGAAGGTGATGTGCAAGGTGCAAAAAAACACTTGGAGATAAACCCAAGCATGTTGGGACAAGCTAACGTAAAAAATGCCGGATGGCAGTTGTATTATGATGAGAAGAAATCAGAACTACACGCACTATCAAAACATATGGATATGTTAGTTGCCTCTACCCGTAGTAAGCTGTATGTTAGTTATACACAAACACACGATAGAGACCTGACCGAAGCTGGTAAGAAGATATACATCGACGGAGAACCTGCATTCTTGGATATGCAAGAGAAAGCTTTGGCGGTAAAAGAAATGTATGAGAAATTCCAAGCAATTGGTTCGGCATTCCAGAGTAGGGGATATGCCATTAACAACTTAACAAAGTTGGCCATTGCATCAATAGAAGACGTAGCGTATTAAATGGCAACTTGTAAACTGACAATATTAGATAATGCAAACTGTGTACTCACAGGATTGCAACCAAACCACATGGATTATTTGTACGAAGAATATTCAGAATTTGCACCAGGGTACAGATTCAACCCCAAGTTCAAGTTGGGTTCATGGGATGGAAAGCTTCGGTACTTCAGAAAGACTGGAGCTACGTTTGTGAACCTACTACCAGACATAATTCCCAGAGTAGTTGGACTAAAATACAAAATCGATGTGGATGATAAACGCCCACCAGCATTGGACATTACAGTAGACCCGATTGATAAAGACTTCTTTAGTCACATCACCAATCCGGATACGGGCGAACCGTGGGAGTTTCGAGACTATCAAGTTGAGCTAGTAAACACACTTATCGCTGCTGGATGTGGAGTTGGTGTTGCAGGGACAGGAGCTGGTAAAACTAGCATGACTGCTGCATTAGCCCAAGCGTATGAACTATCAAACGGACTACGATCTATCATCATAGTACCAGACAAAACACTAACAAGACAAACTTTCGATGATTACGAATTTTTTGGGTTGGATGTTGGTGAATACAGTGGAACAACAAAAGATACAAATCACACACACATAGTATCCACGTGGCAAGCATTGCAACACAACCCAATGGTGGTTCGAGACTTTGATGTTATCATTGTTGATGAGTGTCATGGTGCTAGAGGTACTGTGATATCCGAACTGTTGAATAAACATGGTGTTGGAATCCCATTCCGGTTTGGTGTGACGGGTACATTACCAAAAGAACCAGCGGAATTGATGGCTGTTCGTATTGCGTTGGGGGATGTGTTGTGTGAAATTCCTGCTCACAAATTGATTGACGAGGGATTCTTGGCTAAATTGCATATTGATGTCATGCAATTGTCCATCAACTTAAAAGATGTGTATGAAGAATATCTTGCGGATCACAAGCGAGCTAACATTCCAGAAAAAGCATTGACCTATATCAAATTCAAGAACTCATACTTTCCGGACTGGCCAGCCGAAAAACACTTCTTCCAGAATGAGAAAGAGCGATTGGAGTGGATAGCTGATTACATAACACTCAAGAGTGCACACGGTAACGTGTTCTGTTTGACTGTTGGTGTCGCTTTTGGTAAACGGTTGGCTAAGCTGATACCAAATGCGGTATATTTGTATGGACAGGATCCGGTGGATGAACGTAAGGAAATATATGATTTGTTTAAAACAAATGATAATATGATCGTTATCGCAAACGCAAAAATTGCTAGTACTGGACTAAACATAAAGCGCATCTTCAATATGATGTTAGTGGACATCGGTAAATCATTCATCACAACGATACAGGGAATAGGGCGAGGTCTGCGAAAAGCGTCCGATAAAGACTCGGTACACATCACGGATATATGTAGTGATGCGTACCACTCAAAACGGCACATGCAAGACCGTATTCGATATTACAAAGAAGCAAAATACCCATACACGAAAAGAACTGTTGAGTACAAATAATAATTGTGGTATACTACATGTTATAATATCAAAAATAAAGGAATAATATGTTAGTGTTCGATAACGATAACGAAGCTGTGGTGCTGGAGAGCATATACACACCCACTGATACTGAGCATGTGTGGGTGTTAGATTTAACAATGATGGACTACACGTTAGCTCCACTTCTGGTATTGGAAGAGGTGATATCCCCGTCCATAGAATTGCTCATCGCTGGGTTTTCTTTTATTTTACCAACCAATTGGAACATATTGGTTGTTGATACGGAAACAATGCAAATCGATGTAGTTGAAGTATCCGAATTAGCTGGCAAAGAATTTGTAGCATTGGTGTATGGACCGGAACAGAAACGAATAGAAACCGAAGTTATCACGGTTACAAACTATCATCCAAATTTTGTCAATGTTGGACCTTCATTGAACAAACATCAAATGTTGTGTCATCCGATTTCACCAGAATTGTGGATTAATGTAGCACCATCCGATTCGTATAACAAATACTTAAAGAACAAAGTCGCTGGGGATATCATATGAGTGATAACATTGAACAGACTGTGGCCACATTTAACGACCAATCACGCATAACACCGGCTGAGTTTAGAGCTTGGTTGGCTGGAGTGCTCATGGTGTTGGGTGACAACCCAATGACATCTGACATAACCGATGCAGTTGTTGGGATGACTCTGCGTGTGAATTCTGACCCAACATTTCCACCAATACCACCCCATCCAATACCAAGACCTATGGAACCAACACCTTATCAACCAACATCTCCACGGACACCGTGGCAGGTACCCGATCGGGAGCAGTATCCAGGAATCCCGCCGGTGTGGTGCGATTCGACAACGACTATGGGTAACATAATACCAAATACAACATTTACAGGAAGTACAAATGGCAGCGAAACGAAAAAGAGTAACACTTAACGAATTTAGAGCATGGTTAGAAGGCGTAGAAGAATTGCAAGTGAAAGGGTGGACACCATCCGCTGCTCAATGGGCTTTGATCCGAGCAAAAATAGATAACATTACGATACCAAAACCAGTAGAGCACCCTCAACCAATCCAGGTAGCGGCACCAATGATGCAAGCACCTCACACAAACGAACAACCACTCCCACCAGGAATGGTACCGCCTCCAGTAATGGGTGGGGTTCCATCGGGACAAGTAACCATGTCACCGGAAGCGACAGCTATGATGACAACGACCCCAGGTGGGAAGAGTGTAACACCCAACATAGATACCGCAGATGGAAACTACCAAAGCAACTTCAATTAACACGGAACTAAATGACAGAACTCTCTGGTATGATGGTGACTCCACTATACCAGAGAGTGAACTGTTGCACATGATCGCTTCGGGTGTTTCTGTATCCGGATTATTCGTCGATGAAATATCAAACGACATAAAACAATATAATGCGTTCGTTAAAGGTGATGCAAAGATTACTGTTAAGCATTCGGTTGATATTGCTCCAATCGAGTGGATAATACCTGCTGAGTTTAAACAACTGGATCCGATTGAACACATACTTAAAATAGCTGACCGTAACATTACTGGTGATGATCGAAGAGATCGGTTAACCAGGGTTGCGGAGGAATTGGTGTTGTATGAAGAGTTGGGACTTTTAGACATTTTAACGGTCCTAATTTATATCATAAATACCCTTCAAACCAATAACGTAGTGTGGGGAGTTGGTAGAGGTAGTAGCGTATCATCGTACGTGTTGTACTTGATCGGAGTACACGACGTGGATAGTTTTTCGTACCAGCTACCGATATCCGACTTCCTACACTAACCAACTAAGAGGATTAACACATGACCCAAGGTAGAAGCGCCCGAGGAGAGATAGTAGATTTCGATTTACTTAAAATCAAACAACAAATTGCATCCGCACCACCATCAACAGATGTTACCAGACGAAAGGACTTTATCGAGAATCGATTGCGTCGTCGTACTAAAAAAGCCGTAGCGGTTGTGGCTCCCATTGTTGTTGATAAAGACGTACCGAGTGTAGCAGATGCAGATAAAGAAGATGTTGTGATATCAAAAGCCACGATATCTGACCCTAAAGCAACCACAAAACAAAAAGCTAGATCAACCAAGAAGTAATTAGAATGAAAAATATCAACGCAATACACAATCATATCATTTTTCAATTTGAGCAATCGTCCGTTAAGGTGCAAGAGGCTGGAACATCCTCTACTGCATTCCAAGAGCAGACAGATTGGGGATTCGAGTTTAAGAATTTCGACGAAAGTGCATCACGCCCTAGGTGGGGTGTTGTGGTTGAAACCGGACCTGATACTGATCCAATAATCCGCAAAGGCATGCGCATCTTAATCGACAATTTAAAATGGACAAATGGAATCCCATTCGATGGTGAGACTATTTGGCGTACCGACGACTCGTGCGTGTTAGCATATGACAGTTAGTTGTTGTGTGAGCTAAATACCTAGTGTATAATATCCATATCACTTTTTTAACGTATGGATATTATGAACATTAACCCAACCATTTGGTGCGAGAAATATCGCCCAACCTCTATAGATCAATACATCTTTCATGACGAGACTCATCGCAAAACGATATCTCGTATGATAAAAGATGGTATCATTCCTCATTTGTTATTATCAGGAATCCAAGGTTCCGGTAAAACAACATTAGCAAAATTATTGTGCTCAGAATTGGGTGTGTCCGATATGGACGTCATGATTCTGAATGCATCGGATGAAAATTCCGTTGACGTCATGCGTGATAAATTAAAAAGCTTCGTTTCCACATTCGCGTTGGGAGACTTCAAAATAGTCATCCTGGATGAAGCAGATTATATATCACAAGCCGGTCAAGCCATACTACGCCACATATTGGAAAATAACTCCGATAATGTTCGCTTTATATTGACGTGCAATTACGAAAACAAACTAATAAATCCTCTCAAATCCAGGTTACAACACCTACGGTTCAAAGCACCGAATGTAGACGACATCACCGAATTAGCCGCAACCATTTTGGTGAAAGAAGGTGTTGCGTTTGATTTGGATGACCTTGACGCCTACGTGACAGTTGGGTATCCTGACGTTCGCAAGATAATCAACTTACTACAACAAAACGTTATCGACGGTGAGTTACTGTCCCCATCATCTGCGGCAGAAGAATCTTCTGATTATAAATTCTCTCTGTTGGGTATGATGGAAAAGGGTAATTGGGTAGCAGCACGAAATACGGTGTGTGCTTCCGTCGTTGGGGAAGAGTGGTACGATTTATACAAATTCTTATATGAGAACTTACACAAAGCCAAACAATTCGACGAAAATGGTGGCAATTGGGAACAGGGTATGTTGGCAATAGCTGAGCATGCATATAAACACGAACTAGTCGCAGCGCCAGAGATCAATGCAGCTGCACTATTCATACGATTATCAATGATTTAAGGAGCACTAACATGGCAAGACAAAAAAAACCCGAGAACGAAACAGAGCGTGAAACTGAGATTCGTAGAATTTTGGAGCATATGGCTAATGTAGCAAATCGAAGCGAGAAGACATCCTGGAACAGAAAGATGGATAATCTCGTCAAGTTGATGACATTACTCGAACCCGTAGAGCTTGAAATTCTTGAAATCATCAGAACAAAGAAAACACCAATCATGGATGATATAAGCGATTTGAGAAAAACGATGGTGCGCGAGTGTGTCCACCCATTCGAATATTTGACCATGGGTGACGATGATAACGTTGTTTCGTGTAAATTTTGTAACCGTAAAATAAGTGTGACTGAATGGACAACAAAGTAACAATCTTTGATATTCTTGCACGGATAGATGCAAAGGATAAGAACTTTTATGATGATCTATCGGAATCAGTCCAAAAAGCTGAGCACCCTTTGGTGCTCATGAAGTGGATGGCTGGGACCACAGATCCGATGAAAACCACAATGTTGAATGAAGTGGTAAATCCGTATGCGTTCAATCTACACAGACACAAACCGTTGGTGATGAAATTATTGACTATTTGTGCAGATGGGCACCGCACACGATATAAGTGGACTAAACTAAAAAAAGGAAAAACCACCAAATATCCAACACTAACGGATATCGTTAAACGTGTATTTGATTACAGCACACAGAAAGCTGTGGACGTTATTCCGTTGTTGTCGGATGATCAGTTATTGGAGTATGCTGATCACTTGGGATTTCAGAAAGACGAAATCAGAAACGTAAAGAAAGAAATCAAACAACGCAACAACCAATGAAAAAACGGTTTAAATGCCCATTTTGTGATAATCGATATGTTCGTGAATCAACGTTCATGAAGCATAAGTGCAAACAAATGATTCGTGACGAAGAATTCAAGAGCATCATTGGACAGCAGGCGTGGGCTTGTTATGAAAATTGGATGTACACTTCCAAACGATTTAAACCATCACCGGAGGCATTTTTGGCGTCATCTCAATACGTGTATTTCATGAAGTTTGTGAAATACGCGCGACGAGTGCAAATGGCTGATGTGAATGCCTTTGTGAAGATCATGCTGAAAGAAGGTAATGTCCCCCCTAGCATGTGGACCTTACCTGAAGCACATGCATTGTATTTAAACAAACTGGATCGACTTATAACACCGTTGCAAATGGTGGGAATATCGGTAGATACCCTATTCGACTTGGCGGAAGAATATGACGTTCCCATCCACCAGTTGTTTGATGTTATATCACCCAATGAATTAATATTACTAATCCAACGCAGAAAACTATCACCTTGGTTGCTTCTCAAGTCTCCGAAATTCGCTGCATTTTATAAAAATAGCGTATCAGCGGAAGAGCGTATAATTCTAACAACCATTATCAAACACGAGTTTTGGTACAAGAAATTCTCCAAACACAAAACGGAAGTTGAGCAGATAAAAGAAATCGTAGTGGAACTAAATCTATAACGTATAAATACGGGATATCGTAATACTTTGAGGAATACGAATCCTATGGCTAATACAACAATTTATTTAATAGATAGCACCGATGGTGGAACCACCTTTGCTATCCAACCCCGTACGTTCGATGGGACTGGTGGGGTGCAATCAAATACTGACCTAACACTATACGGCAATGCAACGCCTAGTTGGGGTGAACGATTCAACGAAAATTTCTATCGTTTGTTGGAAAACTTTGCAGTGGATCAAAATGCAACTTTCGACCCACTTGACACAACATCCCCAACTCCACGAAACACAACTGAAACTGCTGGTCTGGGTATCAACAGTCCCGTCCTAGGGCAATTGTGGTTCAACAAAACGGATGGCAAACTATACATCTATGCTCCCATCGATCCAAACGCGGATCCTGTTGTTGGGTATTGGCGGAACACCGCTTCATCTAGCACAACGAAACCAACTACCCCATTGTTGGGTGATCTGTGGTATGACGGCTCAACAAATCTGATCAATTTTTACAATGGTAGTGTGTGGGTGGCTTTGGCCTCTTCATCCGGTAGCGGATACGTTAGCTTGAGTGGTGACATCATGTCGGGGTACTTAACCCTAAACGCCGACCCCGTAAATGCTTTACACGCCGCTACAAAACAATATGCGGACACCATCGGTAGCAATGCTGTGGCAAAAGTTGGTGACATTATGTCGGGATATTTGACACTGAATGCTAACCCCACAAACGCGCTACATGCTGCCACAAAACAATACGTTGATTCTGTAGCCAGTGGTGGCGGTGGTGGTGCGTATGTCGCGTTATCTGGGGATACCATGACAGGTAACCTGTCATTCGATGTGTCTAGTACAGCCAAATCTGTTATATTCGATGCTGGTAGCTCATACACCAAAGGTGGTAATATCCAGATTGAATACACCAATGCTGGGGAGTTAGCTTTCACAACCAATTACGGTGGTGGTGGTGTTAAGAATGTCATGACGATCCATCCATTCGGGACACCTATGTTACGGATTGGTGAAGATGCTTGGTTTTTTAAAAGCGTGCGTCTAGCCGGAACAACCACCTCGACCGGAAATATTCAAATGTCGGGTGGGGGTGTATTACTTGCCCACGATCCCATAATTCCGTTAGAAGCTGCAACTAAACAGTACGTCGATAACCAATTAACAGGACAACCGAGTGATGGTAGGTTAATTGATCTTCAAACCATAGCATACGCATCATATTATGATGTTGTTGCATCGACGAGCACTATCATTCCCAACTTCGATGTTGATGTGGTGGTTACAAGCGCACCGGTAACTTTCGTTGTCAAGAGCGCGTTGAATGTGCATCACCGTAAATCATACAATCCGACGTATTGGGAGTTGGGTGTGATTGGTGGAGAATACGCGTCACTCACGGTGATTGACACAAAATCATCAGAGGGAAACGATGCAAGCTCACTCACGTACAGCATATGCCCAATGGCGTCAGGAACGCTTCAACAAAACACAACATATACGTTCCGTGTTATGGCACGCAATTCATCACTCAACGCCGGTCAGAATACGAGATTGAACACCACACAGGATTACAATCCTGTTGCAGATCCAAACATAGAATCCACGTTAGAGGTACAGATATTCTCATGATCACTATATACACATTTTATAAATTCGACACAACCGATTACACGTACGTTGGAGTATCACGATCTGCTACTAATAAAACTGGTATAGCAGGATACACAATCGAAAAACCAATATCCGTTGGTAAGGGTAAGTTAGTTACGTACACGAATGGTGTTGGACCGTGGGTGGAAATAGATGATCCCAACTACACACTGGCGGCAGATAAGGTACTAGCAATATCGAGTATCAATGCATCTGCAGAACAACATCGCACGCAACAAATCACTCAACATGCTATTCAGAATTTGGTATATTTGGAAAAGAATACACAAGCTCTAGCATATAAAGCCGCTGGATATCCTGTTGATACAACACCATACCCATTCATAGCGGGGGATGTTATAGCATTATCAAAAACAGCAACAGCTGCTGCTGATGATATTATAGCTGAGTATAATGCCACGTTGGGGTATAATGTTTTAGTGGAACAATATCGGTTACAAACACAAGTCGCTATTAATGCGTCAGCAACAAGCACGGAAATAAAAACAGCTATTTCCGACTTTGGTAATTTGTTGGATTCTATAACCGCATAAATAGATAAGATCAAAACGAAAATAGGAATATATTATGGCAACAGTTTATGTTATCGATAGTACAGATGGAGCTTCTTCAAAAAGTCTTACTATAAAACCAGGAGCATTGAATGGCCCTGGAAGTACACACCACGACAGTGACATGCGGTTATACGGCATGGGAGCATTACAGTGGGGTGAGGGAATGGACGAGAACGTCTATAGGTTGGCAGAGAATTTCAACTGCCCTGAAAAACAAGCAGGTGATTACAATCCATCTACTGGGTCATATGATTATGACCCAACAACAAGCCCCATTCTACCCAAAGATGCGAATGATTTGGGACCAGGAAATGGGATAACAGTTCCCCTCGACGGGCAATTGTGGTATAATGTTACTAGTCGGTTGTTATACGTGTATGACGCAGACATATTGGATGATCTGGGGGTTGAAAATAACCCACCTGTACCATTATGGAAGGTAACATCTGGTATATATGTTAACACCGCACAACCCGCAAACCCAACAGTTGGGGATTTGTGGTATGATACCAGTATCGCTGGAGATACAAATGGTTGTATCACTGAACCACTATTGAAGATATACAACCCAAACCACACTGAAGCGGCTCCTGATGGTTTCGTGTTAGTCGGAGAAAGTTTTCTACGACAGTGTGGTGATTGGATGAGTGGTGAATTGGATATGGGTGGGGATGATGCTGGAGTTACAGCGAGACACCGAATTATCAATTTGGGTGATCCTGTTGATCCATATGATGCAATGCACAAAAAAGCGTTTGACGACTTTGTTGGGGATATGGGAACCCATTTATCCGACGAAATTGTTCATCTAACATCGTTGCAGAACGCTTACTTGGATGCGTTGGATCTACCAACACTAACGGCAAGTGAAACAAATTTTAACGTTGGGTTGACCAGTAATGTTCAAACGCAACTGAACGATAAGATCAGTCGAGCTGGTGATTCTATGAATGGATCAGCAACGCTAACATTAGGTAGACACCCAGTATCAACGTATGAAGCATCGACGAAGGGTTATGTAGATGATAAAGTTGCTGCTGGTGATTTTATGCAATACAATCCGACCGGCAAAGGGCAACCCGCTCAAACAGGGGATACTCAAGCGGTTGGAGCAACAATACAAATGTACTTAGCGGGAACAGGATGGGTCCAAGTGTGGCCAGCTCTGTATTCTGCATAACAGACTAGAGGATTAAATGGCAACTAACGATTTCATGTGTTACTTAAAAACCACCGATACCTGCAACCTGCATTGTGACCACTGCTTTACTAATGGTCACAATGGGCGAAAGGGGTGGTTCGATGTTGACGCAACTGTAGCATTCTTCAAACGCTTGCACGAATACAACCCGAACTATGACCATGGTAACATATCGTTCCATGGTGGTGAGCCGATGCTCGCTCCCACCGAAAAACTATTCGATGTTTGGAATGGGGTAAAGGACTTATGGCCAAACATATGGTGGTCAGTGCAAACGAACCTGACCTATCCACTGACACCGGATAAAATTCGCGTGTTTGATGAAATATGTGGGAAATCGTTTGGTACCTCTTGGGACAAGAATATCCGATGGCCAAAACCGAAACAAGAACAGCTGTGGCGAGATAATGTGAAACAGCTAACTGACGATGGGTATGATATCACGGTAATGGTTTGCCTGTCTGGTGATGTTGTAAATCACATGGAGCCAATTGACATTATACGTGATATGGCTAGCCTTGGTATTAACCACATTAACTTCGAGCGAGTAACCCCAAATGGTAACGCATTGCAATTCATTGAACAGGGTATAATGCCGTCGAATGAAGCGCTAGATATGTGGTTTTTGAAGTTGTGGGAACAAACACTGGAACACAAGACTTGGGAATTTATCGATAACATGTTTTTCGATTCAATATTAACGAGTTTAGTACACAATGCACATGCAGGGTGTCGGTGCCGAGAGTGTGAACAAAAGATACTAACCATCAACGCAAATGGATCAATCGGAGGCTGCCCAAACTCAGCCGTAGACAACACATTTGGTACGATCCACGACGACGTCGAGGCTCTGATGACTAGCGAAGGTAGAATGTGTAACATATCCGCTGAGATAATTAGACATCCAGCTTGTTCTATTTGTCCGGTATATGACGTGTGTAATGGTGATTGTCACCAATTGGCTTGGCAAGGTAACGTGTGTGCTGCACCAAAAACCATGATGACCAAAATGAAAAACGATAACGATATACCCCTGTATAAAACAATACTAGGTGGGTTTATGGGACAGGAATAAAAGGATTGCAACATGGCAAATGAAATAACAAAAACAATATGGGGTGGGTTGATAAGCTCAACATCAGCTGTGGGTGGTGTTACAACACTACGTCAACAAGCGACTACTGAATTAACCCCTGGATCACCTGCTATTGCAAATAGCACTGATGTATCGCGAGCAGCTGCTACTGGTGTATCACTGGGAGTGTCAATACCAACAAACATCGCTACATCATCGTTGACGAGTAGCGTTGGTAGTGGTAATTTGGTAGCAACGCTAAATTCGTTTCTGAGTTTGTACAGTAAGACGCGAATATTTACATTCCACCGCAGACGATCATCATGGGGCAATGGAAATACTTCGGGTGTGAAAGCAGATTACACTCGGACCGCATATAAAACCAGTCCAGGCGTGTTAACGGCTAGTGATGGTGCACCAGGCGGAGCATATGACAACATTGGGAATGCAGATTCCATCGATCGCTCAAATTATGAGGCTGTAATAGCATCATTGCGTGGCGTTATTACCACAAATTCAAACAAAACAGATGCCACAATTAGCTATTGCCACAGCAGTTGCCATAGTGTGTGCCACAGCGCAAGAGGAAGACGCTAATGTTCAATATACGAAACAGCATTTATGTGACATATCCCGAGGATGTTCACGTTCTATCAGGTGAACACCGCACAGTGGTGTTAACACCGAGTGATACACCTATTGATGAAATGATTAGAGCGGATGCAAATAACCCCAACGCAAAAGGGGTGGTGATGCAGTTCAACAGCTATCTGGAAATGATAGCGTTGGAATTCAATGGAAGTGATACCGATTTTTATAATTGGTTAAGCACAGAAACCAAATTATGGATAGTCGTATCGCGTGATGATGACTATGCTCGATTGTTTGCCATGATGTTGATAGAGCTGCAAGTACGGTATGCAATATCTGAAGAGCACATGACGGAATTGTTAAGCATTCAACAGTTAAAAAATTACTTCGTTGGGCGACCTGTTACATACGATATCGGTGATGCATACCGATTGCTGAAACCAGGTTTGTATACGGCAGTTGGTGGTTTGGTGGATAACCCACAAGACCTACCATTGGAGTATGTATTGTATCTGTACAAAAATGGATACATAGAAAAATCAATAGCCGACACAAAAGTGTCAGCAATTGCTACACCCATGTTGCGAGGTCTGGTGCATGCGGTCACTCTCAATATCAGGAACGACATGGCTATTGATCGCAAGGTCTTGGCTACATTCTTGGGTGCTGATTCTTTGGATTCCATCGGTGAGGCCATCGCTGCCATCGAAAACAATGCACTACTACGAGCTTTGTTCTTTAACCCAAAGAGTCTGGACTTCAATGACCCTGTGTTGTTGGAACGGATCAAAGATTGGACTAGATTGTGCGTGACGAATGATATTGATTATCCCGAGGAACACCCACGACATTTGTATGAACACGATTTATTCTACCGTTTGTTTGAGACGAGTGACGTTGACTTGGTCATCAATAACATTATACCATTCTCTCAGCACGATTTTATAAGTGGAGCGGGACAGAAATTTAACACATTATTATTGACTACATTGTATCCGACTGGTGAAGAAACTGCCGGTACGTTTGTAACCAAACACATAGCTGATAAATGGATGTGGGAACTGGTCGATGATAACGATGAAATAATCGTTACGTCTGATAAATTCAAAACAAAAAAAGCAATGATGGCTAATATCGATTCAGTTAAATCATACTCTCAGTTTGCATCTACGACCATTCCAAGTCTTTGGAGTGAACCGAAGAAACGAAGAACACAATAACACGAAGGTACCATAAGTGGAAAAAATAGTATTACCATTAACACCCACCGATATGGTGGAATTCTTTAAGGATAAAAACCAGGCATATTTGATAGATTATCATGCATCACTTGCAAATCTATCAAATCCGAAATTTCTATTAATGTACATTGCTAATTTGGGGCTGAATTGCAACATTGACGTGATCACGCACGAACTCATGGATGAGTACATGCGGCTTAAGGAATTTTCAGAAGTGCAAAACTTAAAGATTACACATGCGAATATTTTAGGATTAGCCAAGCATGGCGACATGTTTTATACTGATCATCCCCACTTGTGGTCCATCGATGAGTGTATCGACTTTGCAACACAGCATCACTCTTTGTTGATACCACAGATGGCATTTGTTAATTCCATCCCCCTGTACATGTTAACCAAGCTAGGTGCCGGTGAGGGAGAAGAATTTGGACCACTGCATGATACATTAATTACTACTGTCACTGATGAACAATTTGATGAGATCGGATACTCCGTTGTTAAGTTGTTTACTATTAAAGATTTTCTGATGGCTTACTTATGCACAAACATTCCATTATCCGATCAAATATACTACACGCGGTATTTTGATGAATATATGTTCAACGGTGGTAATATATTCTCGTACGTGTTCAACGACAAAAGCGCTTACGCTGGGTTAATAACTCTTGCCGCTGAAATGGACGCCGGTGATACAGTGGCGGGCGATAAGATTAAACAACTGATGATCGATATGCAGGCAATGCTACCAATACCAGATGACGCAGTATAAGACTATCCCCATAATTCCAATTGCTGATATTACGGCAATTGGAATTACACCATCAGTCCCATCCGATACAACCAAGCAAATATTAGAGACGAAACGTCCCGTTAATGGAGAAATCGAACTAACGTTGTTCGAAAACTGCAACATCGTGTGTGATTTTTGTCACCATGATAAAGATTCTATTGTTGGTATGTCGGACGAGGATATGTTTGATAAGATACCAACAATAGAACAATTTCTGAAAGAGAAACAGAATACCGTCGACTATATGCAGATCAATGTGGTTGGTGGTGAATTATTCCAAGATCAACAAATGGAGCAGTTAATTGACGCATATTGGCGATTGATGCAGAAACTGAAACCCATATTCGATTTGTATGGACACACAATGAAAGTCGTGTGGGTTAGTAATTTTCTGTTTAAAAAAATCGAGCTGGTAAAGTCACTTATCGATCGGATGCGATCATTAAACATTGACACCCATCTGATTGCATCATACGATTTTGATGGACGTCCTATGTCGAATCGATACCGAGACAATGTGAAGTTTTTTGGACCAGAATACATCTTGTCTATCAATTGTGTCGGTACGGTATCGTCCATCACCAATTTTATGCAAGATGGTGATGAGTATTTCAAGTGGCTATACGCAACATTTCCGGTGTACTTCGATGACTACATTCCGGATAAAGGTTTTAGTGATGAGATTCCATCCGATCGGATGATATATGATTGGTATACTTTTGTGGCGGATAACTACCCACTGATATCACCAATACGAGAACTGATCGAGAATACCGAAAACCAGATGCATTGTTTGTCGTTAAACAAAATAACAATATTTCCGGATGGTTCAACATCGAATTGTAGATGGAACCGATATGATCAATCCGATTTTGTTACCACTTACAATAAAGCCGATAATGCTGGGATGATGCAGAACTTTATGGATGAGCATGGTTGCTTATCGTGTGAATACTTCAAGCGGTGTGGATTTAGATGTTTTACCCAGCATGATTGGAAAATTAGAGATAGAAACATGAGTGATTGCACCATGCGTGCATTTTTTGACTACACAACAAAGGGGATACGTACCACCCAATGAAAATGAACACCTACCAAAAAGAAACACTATCAGATGGTGTCAATATTGGTGATATCGGATCCGCAACGATCGGACCACACAATCCCGCAAAACTACAATACACGGATATGCTACGGTCCGAACTGGTATTGGACATACTAGATGGATGCGCTTTCAATTGTGTTGGGTGTTACATACCCAGACGGAACACATGTACTCCAGACGACATATCGTCAGCCATTGCAATCGCTGATACGCTTCAAAGTATGTCTGTGGCGTGCGAAGAAGTATTCATCGGACCAACGGATATTTTCACAGCAACGAATTTCGACGAGATAATGGACAATCCTCTGATGTATGAACTTACATCAAATTTCTCCCTTAGTGCTAGCTCCACCCTGATGTGCGATACCAGAACGCTAAAGATGAGATGGCACACCCTGCAAAAACATTTGAACAATGCAGCAGCTCGAGACTTTGAGTTGTTTGTTGCGTTTGATCTGGCGAAATACCTGAGTAACGATCGGGAATACATCGATAAACTTACCGAACATTTGTGCTTATTTGCAAAGGATACCGTGGTGTTTGTGGTTAATTATCACGACCAGATGTTTAATGGTACTACGTTACTTGCGGTAGCAGAAAAGATACACGAAGAGTTTAACGTGCCATTACGGATCATACCAAGTTTCTTTCGATCGAATTCAACTGACATGGTGGAACGTCGGGTGTCTGCGTTTAAAACTATGCTAGTTGCACAATTACCACCAGACGAACCACTACCTGAGTACGTGAGTTTCAATATGTTTGATAAATATTTTGGTGGTGAGGGCTTCATAAACCTATCGTACAAGGATGGAGATTTGTATGTGATGCCGTATTTGTTTGATGGTATACCTCAAACAAATGAAATATTCAAGATCGATAAACCACACACAGCAGATGATATCACAAAAAAGCTAGGAGAGTTAGTCACATCTCAGTATATGTACGCCTCACAGACAACAGGGTGTGCACATTGTAATCTGTTGTCGTCTTGTATTGGTCGTAATGTTATAGCTTACATGGAGAGTCGAGATCTAATAGATTGCATCGTTCCGAGAGATAACATATGGGATGGCACCAAATATATTTGACCTATCGTGATGGGTTGGGTATAGTAGATGATCTATTAGTATAAATACACGCACATATACCACAGCTTTCAGGAGAATCTACCCACATGAGCATTGAACCAAACTTATTTACACTACAAAGCACCCCCAATGTTGCCGCAGGATGGGACGATCACACCATGGATTTTGTATTAAATCTTGAAGTATTGCGTGATTGTGCGCATGCTTGCCCTGGTTGCTTCGTAAACCGACGCAACGATATCAACGATGTTGATTTGGATGCTGCATTAACACTAGCACATAACATGAACGAACGTGGGCTACGGTTCCGCGAGGTTATCATTTCGCCAACAGATATATTCAGTGCATCGAATGCTGTTGAAGTTCTTGACAATCCAAAGTTTCAAGAATTGTTAAGCATACACCCCAAAACCAGAATAACAACAACTGCGATGTTCCATAAAGTCGACCAAGAACAATGGGATGCCGTTTTTGCTATATTGGATGACCCATCAAAATACAGATCGGATATGATTATCGAGTTGTTGGTGCCGTTGGATGTTGACTTGTTGTTGAGTGGAGACGAACAATACTACAAAGATTTTAGCAAAGCTCTGCATTATCTCAAGCATGAAACACCAAAAGTGGTGGATTGGTCATTCGCTGTAAACGTGCATCATGACGTCGATATGATTACACACTACGATAAGATAACTCAAATCGTTCGTGAACAGTTTGATACTATTATTGAATTCTTACCATCGTTCTTTCGTACGGGTAATGATAAGTTAATATCAGCTCACCTGGATGTGTGGAAAGAGTTTCTACGTGCCACAATTTCAGAAGCAAACTACAAAGATATCATGCTAACTATAGCTGATCAAAGTCACAATGTGATGAATACGATTGTAGTTAATTACAAGAAAAATAAAATGTTCATCAGTCCGTTTATATATGAACAGATATTATTCGATTATCCTTCGATGGAAACTGGAACAACCGTTGATGAAGTGATGGATACAAACCACAGGCTAATAGCCGAACAGTTTGCGTACGTGACTAAGACGGATGAGTGTACAACTTGTCACTACTTACCAACGTGTGTTGGTAGAAATGTGCTGAGTTTCATGGAAGCAAAAGACATAACCGAGTGTGTATATCCAAAAGAAATTCTGGACTTATACAACACAAGCACCACCCCTTCAACCACTGCCCGCATAAAACGTTGTGCCGATAATAACAAATAATTTACTTTACGAAAAAACATCAGAGACAGCAACAAAACCTGTAGTAGCCCACAGAGCTACTGCAGATTTTCTGACCACTTGCGTGCATAGCTGTCGGGGTTGCTTCGTCAACAAAGGTAACACTCCATACACACAACGAGATTTGGATCTTCTCGAGAAGTTGGCCCAAGAGGTTAATGACGCGGGTATGCTATTCGATGAGCTTGTAATTGGGCCGGTTGACTTCTTCGGAGCTGTAAATGCAAAAGAGTTGTTGATGGAACCAAAACTCCAGCAATTTATGGCCAAGCATAAACCTATTTTTGCCATCCCGACCACACTAATGTGTGATGATCAAACGATTCTAGATTTTATTGAATTGTTTAATGAGTATTATCCACACGAATATATGGAGTTTGAAATTCAGGTAGTTGTGCATCCGAAAAAATTCAATACCGACAACCAAGATTACCTGGACGATCTCAAACACAAAATACGATTATTCGATGCTATGTCTGCAAGAGTCTGTTACACGATGCAGATTAATATCCAAAAATTGACAGGGATATCGTTGCATACTATGTCGTTGTTGGCTATGGACCAGTTTAATACGATCATAGATTACAACCCATCGTTCTTTCGTTCGCATGAACCCAGAACAGTTAGAACCATGATCCGGCACTGGAATAACGAGCTTGAGCGTCAAGTAACCCCATCCAATCGGTTAGACATTCAAATGGTTGTGGCAGATTGGTCTCATGGTGGACACAACTATTCAAATTGGATTTTGTCTGACGGTGAAGTATATCTGAGTCCATTCATACATGAGAATGTTGCAAACACGACGGAAGCTTTTAAAGTGCCACACGACGGTGAATACACGGTTGATGATTTGATTGCGATGGCTACCGAATCGAAAAAAACCCAATATGCGTATGCATCTGGTACCACCGAGTGTGAGGATTGTCGCTATTTGGATACGTGTGTATCCAGACACGTGCTATATTATATGAAACAGTACGACATCGTGGATTGTATGTTACCAAAAAAAGTCCTTGATATGTACCCGAAGAATATGGGAAACTTGACGTATGATATATACGACTGGGGTGGATATACCACCGCAGATGAGATAGCTCAAGGGAACAAAAAACACCATGAATTCGCACACAGTAAAGGTATTTTGTGATAACAAAACTTAATCAGATAAAAATAGTCGAACATAATGCTCCAATGGAGTTCATCATTAAACCCACGGAAGCCTGCAATTTTGCTTGTACATTCTGTAGTTCAACTATGATATCGGACCAACATTTCCGTGTTCTTGATTTGGAATACATCTTCACGTTTTTACGCAAATACCCAAAAACGAACACCCTCATTATAAACGGGGGTGATCCGATGATGATTAAACCAAAATACTACTGGGATATAATTGCGTTTTTGGATGCGAATGATATGCCAGCTACGTTATCGTTTACATCGAATCTGTGGCCTTTTCTTAAAAACCCTACACCATGGATCGAGTTATTTAAACATGAACGCGTTGGTGTTACCACGTCGTTTAATTATGGGGATACCCGTAGGATAACACCAACTAGAGTATTCACCGAGAACGACTTTTGGGATGTGTCGAATTCATTTCTTGAACACATCGGATACCGACCGGATTTCATTTCTGTTATCACTGATGAAAACGAAGACACCGCAATCGATAATGTTCGATTAGCAAAACGGATGGGGGTTGAGTGTAAACTTAATTACGGTATGGCCTCTGGCGATTTATCGACATCATATCAGTTATCGAAAATATATAAAATATATCTGGATGTATACAATGAGGGGCTAATTGATTGGGAATACAACACCAAGCAAATGGTACGTCGATTGTACGAAGGTAGTACCACTTGTCCACAATCGCGTAACTGCGATCGGGGAATCCGTGCCATAAACCCAGGTGGTGATTTCTATAGTTGTGGGGCTTTTGGTGATGATCGCGACAAACCGATTAACTTCGAGAAAGAAATGTCTTCGGATACGCCAGCCACTCCACTGGATGATGATTTATCACTCGCCGCATTAAAAACAGAATGTTATGCGTGTCCAATGTTTAGTATCTGCAACGGTTGTCGCAAAACCATCAAAGATATGAAAGATGAAAACATCGTTGAAGATCATTGTACGTTGATGAAAAGTCTAGCTTCTGATATCATAGAAACAAACAAAAATCAAATTCCAACCAACAAACCAGGATTCAAATAAATTTCCAGCGAAACCCACCTCTCGACTTGGTCTGATTGTGACAGCATGTTGATATGCCAGAAACTGGAATATTATTCGCTATACTGGCGTCCTTTAGTGATTCGTACTCTATCGTGATACCACCGGACAGGGACAGCCTACAAACACGTTTCGTTAATGATTCGCTTTTTCTCGTGTTCTTTGGTGCAACTGCATCATACGACCACCGCCACCCTCCAGCGGTTCGTTGGGTACTGTTACAACACTTAATGATTCCAGCTCGATCAACACCCGACACTGTTGATGCCTGGGCGGATGAGTGGTATTCCGCTGTTATCGAGCCGGTGGTGTCAAATTGAAACACAGTTTTGCAGTTTGTTTTTGGTGATGGGGGTGCGAATGCTGCCCCTCTGTACGTCCAAACAAATCCACCGGCTGATTTGTTTTTCGTGTTTCTGTTTGTGATACTCGATGATATGTTTGGTCCGTTGATCCCTGTTCGCTCACTCGCGTCAATGATGGATGAGTATGTCGCGATTAAGTCGCCACCAAGTGTGTATTGATCGACTGGTGTTTTTGGTGGGTTACCACCCAAGCCTCCATCAGCGATGTTGGTAAGGATACCAGTCCCATCTATTATCTTCCCGAGTGATTCGATTAACCGTTTCTCCATTGCATATGCGTCGTCCTCGTTGAACATCTCGTGTTTCTCATATATAATATCATATCCCGCATCCAGTATATCTTTAATACGTTTGCACTTCATTGGGTTTGACCGTTTGTGACGTTTTTTTGAGTGGTTGGTTTTATGTTCGTACATTCTGGATCCTTTCCCTTTTCCAACATAAAAGGGTTTGTGTGATCTGGGATCAATTAATTTATAGGTGTAATAGTTTGTCATTTTCCGTGTCCATCAATAGTTGTTTGCGTTGTAATCTTCGTTGTTCGTTTTGTTATTTATCCAAGGACCAACTAAAAGACCCCACGTTGCTTCCCTTATCGGTGCTGAACGATAAGTTGGTAGAAATATCCAAATATAAGAAAATAACCCACGTCGATTTGTATGGTGGTGAAATAACATTGCTTGACGGTGAATATATACAAGGTACCATCGATGTAATCAGGAACCACTATAGTGGTAAGGTTTCTGTCATAACCAACCTAACAACCGTTCCTGCGTGGTTGTCAGGCCCTGATATCGATTTATCGGTTAGCTGGGATTACACTGAACGTGAACAAAACACCATAGTCATGAATAACATGGTGGCATTGGATACACCATTTCATGTGCTTATGTTGGCTAGCAAAGGAATGATTGAGTGGGACGATGCAACAATGATGGAAGCTATATCGGTGTGCAACACGTTACCCAAGTTGCAATCTGTTGAGATAAAACCATACTCAACAAATCAAGCCAATACCGATGACACATCTTTCAAAGATTATGAAGGATTTGTGCGCAGGTGGATAGAATTAAGTCCAATCGAGTCACGGGGTTATGAATTTGTTACCGAATCGAACATAAACCGAGTGTTGGATGGTAAGGGTCATGCTTGGTCTGATGATCATATATACGTGACACCGGATGGTGACTTTGCTGTACTAGAATTTGATCGAAATGGCCACGAGTATTTCCTCCCAGTGTATGATTGGTTTGATTACCTCAAGTGGGTAATGGATGAGTATCTAACATTCAATACAAATAAACATTGTGGTGATTGTGAATTTCGTGGTAGGTGCATGAGTGAGCATTTGCGACCAATTAAAAACTTTGATGTTGAATCGTGTAGTGGACTCAAGGGGTTGTTGGAATGGTATCGGACCACAAAATAAGACAGGAGCTATTCCACCATTTGAACCCACATCCATCGGATGTCAACATTGATGTGCCGGTCAAACAGATGGATGATGATCAACTAGCTAAACACGCGATTGATTATTTTAGTAACGCTACACACGAAATCCTATACCCTGCTAAATCGTATTCCGTTGCTGTCATTTACTCGCATCTACTGGAGTTGTATTTTGGTGTTCCGTTTGATACGTCGATTCGGGACGATAACTTGCTGTTTGGAAATGATTTGCACTTCAAATCATATCAACTGAATCCCGACGTATACGATACTATTATTAATACCGCCCGACTGGGTACCGGTCTGCAATACAACTTGCCTCAAGTCAAAGCAACAACCGACTATTTCCTTCAAGAATTTTTCTTAAATCCGAATCCTTATTTTACCAACGCGAACCTCCATAAATAGAAGAATACAGCCACATTCGACTTATTCAGAGGACAGCAAATGGCAAATAACTACACAATTGATTTTACTGACAAAAATGAGAATCGCAGTTTCCAGTTAAACGCGTACACTACAAATGGTCCAGAAAATCCAACAACCAACACACTAGACTCAAAAGCTGCTTCCGCTGCAACAAGCTTGCTGTTGCATGGTAAGGGTTCACCAAACTACGGCGAACGAATACAGGAAGATATCCTACACACCATGGAGCATTTTGCTGGTGCGATAGAACCAACATATCCGATCGGGGGGCAGGTGTGGTTAGACCGGTCAACAGACGACTACGTGCTGAGAGTGTTCAATACACGTAAGCATGTTATCCTACCGAATGTCGCTCCACACAATTCTCTTGTCAATTACATTACGATCGTTGGTGATGAGACGGCTAGATTGGTACCTGGAAGTCAACTACGGATCATTGAAGCTGGTACCACAGATGCTCAGAGTGAGTTTCTGATATCCACATCTGCCATCGATAGTAGCGGTAACACAGTAATGTCGTTGTTACCTGCACCACCATCGGGACTAATCGGTAAGTACATTGGGGGGTGGGAATATCTTATCCAGAACAACACCGGATTGTATGGTGACATATCAGCAAATGGATTTACGGTTACTGATCTGGCAACACCATTCAACACAAGCGATGCTGTAAACAAAAGTTACGTTGATACGCAGATTGCTGCCAACAACGAACTCGGCGAATTGACAGATGTTCAGTTATCATCCCCAGTATTGGGTAGTGTGTTGATATATGATGGATCGATTTGGAGAAACCAAACGGGTAGTGATACCGGATTCTTGCCGTTGACCGGTGGCACCATGGTGAGTGCTGTTGGTGGGGGTGTGGGAATCGATATGAATGATAACCTAATCAGACGAGTGACAACTCCGATTTCGGCACAAGACGCTGCAACAAAAGCATACGTCGATGGTGTTGCGGTTGATGTAGAAGCTGCCATCCCCACGATTGTTACAGATCTATATGATGTCATTTACGGTGATCCCATCGCGGAGGATGACCTGCTACAATTCGATGGGGCCATTTGGACGAATGTTGGAGCATCATCGTTTTTAACAAACGCGAATGTACTATTCACCACAGGTGGGACAATGTCTGGCAATTTGTTCCTCAATTCCAACCCAACAACAAACTTACAAGCAGCAACGAAAGAATACGTTGATGTTGAATTGGCTGGTGCGATATCAGCATCGGGTGATGGGGTTGTCAATGGTGGCTTTTTCGATAACATAAATCAAGAATTAACACTAACGAGAACGAACGGATTACCACAGATTGTTGTAGCTGGTTTCGCTGCGGGTGGAACAACCTCCGATTCGGTATTCCACCAAATTGCGCAACCAAATCTGTTTCAGGGGATGTTCGATCTGTACCTTGAGCATGCTTTTTATGACAATCCAGAATATCCAAACATTCCTCTGGATAATGTGTTGGGTGATCTGAATAAGACCCTCGGTGATATGGTTCGCCGTCCGAATAGAGCGGTAATAGCATCGAAAGGTGTTAGTGAAGTTGATATCGGAAACTCAGTATCTGGTACACACGGCGATTTGGGGTATGATTATGTGCCTGGTTACGGAAATTTGGAGCTGTACGTGAATGGTGTTAAACAATACGCTGATGAGTATGGTTTTCTTGAAGTGAACGCAACAATGGGTGTTGTTGATGTGCTGACTGACACGGATCAAATCTGGCCAGGCATGCCAACTGGATTGAGTTCAGCTGTTACCTATGCGTTCCAAATACAACTAAACGCTGGAACGGCTAGTGATTCGGGTGTGATTACAGTGTTGGTTGATGGGGCGAATGCGAGTAACATCGGGTCGTTGGTTGGCGAGATGCTGACAGTCGCTGACGCAAATCCGATTAATTTTAGTGGTCAGTCGACAGATGCTATCCCACCGTTTGGTGTTGCTGTAACAGATGCCCACATAACATTTTATTCATCGTTCCCTGGTGCTGAGTCATCAGTAACGTTGATTGATGGTGATGGTGGAGCTAACACTCCATTGTTTGCAGCCATAATTGGTGGAACAGATGAAGGTGGACGGACATACACATACACAATACCAGCAGCATCCATTAATAGCGGCAAGGCAAATGACGGAAATGGGACAGCGGGTGGCAATCCACCGGCTCCATCGACGTGGGGATATCGAGAAGTTGGTCGGGTCGGAAGGGCATCAACCAAATTCGTATTCTCCGCTGGTAACATACCACCAATTGCAACACCGATAGAAGTAAATGTGGCTAATGTACCATTATATGATCGCACACCACAACCATAATATAAGGAAATAACAAAAAATGACAAGTCAATATGATATAAACTTATCGAATGGTAGTGTGCTAGCTACGCTACACCCATTGGAATTCAATGGACCAGATAATACATCAACACCAAGACAGATACTACAAGCTCGACCAACGTTCCCAGTAACGGTGGCAACACCTGGAACGAACACCATATCAGTGATCGGAGACGAAACACTAATATTTCGTGTGGGGTTTCAGTTCCAAATAGCGGACTCATCGGGCAACAACGGTACGTATACCGTTCAATCAGTATCATACGTTGGTGGAAGCACACTTATCGTGACAGTTGAAGCGTTTGTTAGTGCGGTCGCTGATGGTGTTGTGATGGCTCACGTGTTCGTTGTCGGGGGTGATGTAACCACTAGATTTGTTAGTGGGTTCCAGTTCACCGTTGCTCAATCGGGTGACATCAATGCCACATATACGATAACAGCACTTGGACCAGCATCCGGCGCACAAGCAGTTACGGATATTACCACGGTAGATGATGTGACGGGTAGCCTAAACAACAAATACTTTATGTTGTACTCACCAAATGCAGCGTACTATGTGTGGTATTCGGACGGTACGGGTGCCGATCCGGCTCCAGGTGGTATAGCAATTCCTGTAGTATACACCCAAAACGATACAGCCGCTACGATAGCATCGTTAACACAGGCGGCTATCGACTTGGTTCTTTCGTTTGGAGCTTCGGTGTTGACTGATACAGTTACCGTTACAGCAACGGATATTGGGATCACATCCACAGCAATGGATGTCAATACATCATTTAGTGTTGTGTCTGTGCTACCAGGAATAAACACAACCGAGACGATAATCCCTGTTACCCATGGTACTATTCGGGATAATTTAAACACTCCAATTACACTACCGTATGGTTATGCTGAATATGTGAACTTGGATCCGAATACATCACTAAAATTACCAGGTCGTGGTGTGATGAATTATGGTGAGATGATCGTTGAGAATATGGTTAGGATGACTGAAAATTTTGCAGCTGATCTGTCACCAGAATTGAACTCAAATATTGGTACTACACCAGTTGGTGATCCACTTGTTGGGCAATGGTGGTATAAGACTCTAGCTGGTGAAGAAGGCTTTAAGTTTTATGATGGTACCATATGGTCAAATCACTTTGATCTGGATAATGGAGCCCTAATCTTCCGCGATCCACAAAATGTACTAGATCCAACGACCGACATATACATAACGGCGGACGAAGCTGGATTGCCAGTTGGATATACCGGCACAGATGAAGCTGGTGTTGTTGTGTGGACCGAGGTCAACCCAAACGCACTGGATCCTATTTTTCGAGTAATGTCAACGAATGGAACCGAACGATTACGCGTTGAACATGATGGGTGGATTCGTACTGCGGATAATTTGGAAGTTATCGGTGGTGGTAATGGTTCCGTTGAATCGTATTTCCACGGTAAAGTTGGAATAGGTAACGATGGATTGCCAACCATAGCCAACACATTAACAGTTGAGGGAAATGGAATAACCATAAACGCTGATACTGGCCTAAACGCTGAGTTGGAATTAAATGCATTGGCTGGACAGGCATCTGACGTGCACTTTGATATTGCGGGTGTTCGACATGGCAATGTTTCAGTAGATGGTACAGCAACTGGTACTCCTCTGGAAATTAACTCGAATGTGACAAACCACATCCGCATGGTTAATGGTGGTGGTAATGTTGGAATCAATACGACAGCTAACCCAACAGCACTATTGCAGATCAAAGAAAATTTGTATTTCAATGAAGGTGATGGGAATGCTGCGGTGGGGTCCGATGTTCGATTCACTGGTGATGGGATAATCGCTGCAGAAAACAACATGTACGTGAATTATGAATCCGATGGCGGAGTGACAGGTGGTTTCGAAGTTCGATCGGGGACAGACTCTACTGTCGGATCTGTTGTTCGTATGCACATTGACAATGACAAAATGTATGTCAACACCGACACGTTGTATATCAATACCGCAGCGGATAGGGTTGGTATTAATATGGTACCATCATATGCGTTTGATGTGACAGGATCTTCTCGATTCAACTCACCTATCGGTATTAACAATGTTCCACCATCTGGTGCTCCTGTTTGGCTTGAAGTGACTGGTGATGTGCAAGTTAACAGTCAAATCCGTGGGTCGGATCAAACAGCAGCCAGCCCAACATATTCATTTACCAGTGCATTGGATACTGGAATGTATTTGAACGCTGGTGTGTTATCAATGGCGGTTGATGGTGTAGATGTATACACTATGAGCACAGCAAAAACGATATTCACGCCTGATGTTCAATTTGATGGTAGAGTTGGTATAAACACCATACCACCAACATTAGATGTGTGGTTGAATGTTGCAGGTGATATACAAACAACAACTAAAGTATTGACGCCATATGGCACAGCAGCTATACCTTCATACACGTTCACCACCGACGAGACGACTGGAATGTATGCGACAGCAACATCTGTTGATTTAACTTTCGGTGGGCTAGTTGGACTTTCGGTAACCGCAACAGCAGTATCAACGGATAGAGTGAATGAAGGTGTTACATACACATTCACAGGCGACACATCAACAGCCATCACAACCTCAGCTGCCGGTCAATTGACTATCGATGCCGTAACTGATATCACATTGGGTACAGCTGGTATTGGTAGATTTGTTGTGGAGGTTGATGGTACATTAAGTTCGAGTACTGCCAGCTACGAAGCGTTGGTGACTGCTGCAAACGATATACCAAACAAAGCATATGTTGATGATAGAGCTATACCGACGTATGAAGAATTCGTGAGTGTTGGTGGAGAAACTATCATCAATACCACACTAAAAACAACAGCAAACACAGCGTCACGAGCATACATGCAAGTGTTTTTGAATGGATTGCTGCAAATGGAAGGAGCTGCCAGAAACTACACAGTAACTGGAGCGAACCAATTAACATTTACCGCAGCATTGGTGGTGGATGATATCGTAGTGATATACGCATTCGAACAATAGGATTAAACGATGGTACAAACTAAATTACGAACGGAACAATTTCAAAAAGAAGCTCTATATGAACTTCAAACTGCAGTTGGACCGTTACCTGAAATTACAGATGTCACAACCATTGCGGATGTGGCTGGTAGTTTGGGTGGAACTCATTTCACATTAACATCAACCACTACAAGTTATTATGTGTGGTTGGATGTTGCTGGTGTGTCTGAAATTACAGATATAGTTACCGTGGCGGACGTCGCGAGTAGCTTAAACAATCAATACTTTTTCATATATTCTCCAACAGTAACATATTACGTATGGTATTCTGATGGTACGGGTGTTGACCCTGCTCCGGGTGGTACGGCGATTCCTGTGGTGTATACCGCTGGAGCGACTGCTGATACTATAGCGGGACTGACACAAGCAGCAATAACCGGCTTGCCAGCCTTTAGCGCATCAGTGGTCACGAATACAGTAACAGTAACGAATGCTGTGGCTGATGTAGCAACGGATGCTACCGATTTCAACACAACATTCGTGATCACGACTACAACTCAAGGCATCGCACCTAGTGTAAATCCCGCTCCTGGTGGTACTGGGTTGGCGGTATCGGTTGCACGCGATGTG